AGTACGAACGGTTATCCACTGGTGAGTACTGGAGAATCCGTGGTCGTAGAAACATACAATCTAAATACGCTATATTTTGACGTTGACGTGAGTGGCGAAAAGATATGTTGGCTAATGCTAAATTGATGCCCCAGAGAACTGGGCTGGATTAGGCAATGACAAACTATCTACTCTCTACATTTATGACCGTAACAGACGAACTACTCAACGAGGCCACAATTGACGAACTGCCCGACGCCGGGCGTTACCGTCAAATACGTGCAGCGGTGGCAGCCTACAGCCTGGACCGCCCAGACCTGTACGTCGAGGATGAATCTGGCGACGGTGGTAAATATTATGTGATGGTAGGAACCGGCGCTTTGCTCTCACAGTGGGTGGATGGTTTTAGCCGTGTCCTGTCCATAGAATACCCGGCAGCTACGGTTGCAAGTGACGAAACACCGCAATACATAGAGCAGGGTGACTACGACGACGATTACTGGGTTGACGTGAGCAGCACGCAAACCCGCTACTTGTATTTCAGGAACCACACACCGGCGGCAACCGACACCTGGCGCATTGCGTACACGATACCGTACAAGTGGACGGCGAGCAGCAGTACCACCGCTGTGGCACAGACGGCGCACGGCCTGCTCGTCAATGACTACATCTATTACAACGGTTCTGCCTACGTCGAGGCAGGAAACACAGACCTGGCAAGCCATCGCGTGACAGCGGTGGCAGACGTTGACAATTTCACGATGGGCATATTGCAGACCACCACGCCAGACGGTGACTTTGACGCGATATGCTACAAGTCCGCCTGCTTAATATGCCGCGCTATTTCAGCCAAGTACAGCCGGATTGGAGAGAGTCTCGCCAACGTAGACAGCGGGGCACACACCTCCAAGGCAATGGAGTTTAGCAACCGGGCCAATGAGTTCTGCAATATGTACAGTCAGTTGCTCGGGCTGTCCACCGGGGCGACGGGCGAGACAAAGAACACGGCGGCGGGCGAGTTCGTGGACCTTAACACCGCGCCGCGATGGAAAGCGGGAAGGCGCTACCTATTTCACTGATGAGCAAGGAGCTATACGGGCAGGAGTATTATAGCGGCGGGTGCGGTGGTATGCCATACCACCAGGGGGGGCACTGGCACGAGTTCTTTGACAATGTGGCGCGGGAGATTGTGAGAGAATGCAACCCGCGCACCGTACTAGATGCGGGCTGTGCGTTTGGCTATCTGGTCAGCGGGTTGCGCGGCCTGGGCGTAGATGCGTATGGCGTTGACATTTCCGAGTATGCCATATCACAGGCAGACCCGTCCATTGCAAAATACGTGCGGATTGGCAGTGCAACGGATCTACCAGATGAGCATTATGACATAATCACGTTCATCGAGGTAGCGGAGCACCTGACGCCGGACGATGGCAGGCAGGCTATCGGGCGCATCTGTGCCAATACTGACGTAGTGCTGTTTTCGTCAACGCCGGATGATAGAGATGAGCCGACACACGTAAACGTACAACCGCTGGCGTACTGGTGGAGACTGTTCAGAGAGAACGGGTTCGCGTTGAACGTGTCACGGTCGGCGCGGTTCGTGAATCAGCACGCGGTGTGGTATGGCAGAATTTGACGTAAACGTAACGGGCATAGATGAAATCATAAGGATGTTCGAGCGTGCGCCGGGCATCGTTGCGGAAGAAACCGGGAAGGCGATGCAAGCCAGCCTGGACACGTTCCAACAGGCGGTGATGCTGGAATGGCCCGTCTCATCTGGTGCTGGACGTGCAAGCACGACGACAGAGGTGAACGGCACGCCGGTCAATCTGACTGGGACGGTTAGCACGCCGCTGATCTATGGTTGGCCTGTTGAGGATGGGCGGGCAGCGGGGCGGATGCCGCCGGTTGAGGCCATCGAGTTGTGGGTGATTCGCAAGCGTTTGCAGTGGAGTTACAAAGACAGGCCGATGACGACGCATCAAATGGCCTACGTCATCGCCCGCGCAATTGGCCGAGGCACGACCCGCTTCCAAAAGGCGGGCGGCGCGAAGATGTTTCAGGCGGGATTTGACAACGCACTGCCAGAGGTCGAGGCAGAATGGGACAGATTGTTAGATAGGGTGATTGCGAGACTATGAGCCAAGCGAGCATCAGGGCGGCATTAAACACCATCGTTGACGGTGTAACCGGTACGGGCAACGTGTACGACTATCGCCGGTGGGCAGTGTTGTATGACGACGTGCTTTCAAAGTTCAAGGACGGAACGGCGGGGACGTTGTTGGGCTTTGTCATCGGGGAGGCTACGTCTAGCAATGAGCGTATATCATTCCGCACAAGTGGCGATGCGGGCACGCTGTGCACCTGGACATTTAAAATCATAATGTACTATGGCGCTAAAGACGCAGACGCCACGATGAAAACCGCTGAAACTCTCATAGAATCTGTGGCAACCGCTCTCAATTCGAGTAGCACATTACACGACGGGCAGACGTTCTACCACGCAGGCCTGGCGAACGTTAGCATCTTCGAGTTGCGCGATTGGTGCAATACGTTGGTGCACTACGGTCAAATTGACCAAGCGATCACGGAGTATATGACGTGAGGAGGTGTAATGAGTAACATTATAACTGGTGATAAATGGATAATGCAGGTGTTGGAAAAGTTGGCCCTTGACCCCGCGAAAATACGGCGCGTTGTAATAGATGCACAGATTGGGCAGGCACTTGTGCTTTACATTGAACACTATGGCGACGACCGGATTTTGTCAGTTGAGCCACCATCGCCAGAGGAAGTTATAATCAAGTGCGAATCCTAATAGCCTATCCAGGCGCGATACACAGCACCTACGACGTGGCAGCTGGCTACGAGAAGGCGTTGCGCGCCATAGGGCACGACGTGTACGGCTACCCATACCACAAGTGGTTAGGGTTCTACGCCGATACGTTGAAATATTGGGAGGAGCACAACGAGCAATACACATTCACTATGGACGACGTGGCGCTACAGGCGGCCAATCATCTGGTCATCGCAGCCGTGGACTTCGAACCGGACGTGGTGCTGATTATCAGCGGCAGCGCATTACACCGCCGGGCGTATGACCTGCTACACAAGATGTGTTTGCCGTTGGTGCTGTTGTTGACAGAATCGCCATACGAGGATGAGATACAGAGTAAAATTGTGGACCAGGGGCATATCGCCCACGCCTTTACAAACGAAATATACAGCGTGGAACCACTGAGCGTAAACGGTGCGTCGGTTTCGTATTTGCCGCACTCGTTTGACCCGGACGTGCACAAGCCGATGGACGTGAATGGCGAGCACGCCAGTGACGTGTTTTTTCACGGCACTCTGTGGGTGGAGCGCGCCAGGTTGATCGAGGAACTGCTCGGAATGGACATCGACCTGTGCGTATCAGGTATCAGTATGGCCGATGTCCAACGGGGCGAGTTGGTTGACAATGACAAGTTGGCGCAAATGTACAACGGGGCAAAGATTTGCTTGAACCACCACCGGACGACAAAACGAGAGGAGGGAGACACCATCGGCCTGAACGACGCCGCCAGCATCGGCCCACGCGCTTACGAAATAGCGGCGTGCGGCGCGTTCCAGCTATGTGACGACACACGCCCGGAGTTGCGGGCTATATTCGGGCACGCCGTGCCGACGTACCAGAACGCCGCCGATCTGCGGGCGCGGATAGAGTATTTTTTAGACAGGCCAAACGAGCGGCGCGAACTGGCAGATATGGCGCGGGAGCGGGTGCAAGATTGCTCGTTTATGCACAGGGTAATTGAGTTTGTAGAACCAATATTTAGGAGGATATAAAATGGCAACGACACCAGTGCACGGATATAACGCGCGGATACAAATTGACGCCAACATCATCACAAATTCTAACGCCTGGAGTTTGACGATGGGCGTCAACACGGTAGAGGCGACGCAGTTTGTGGACACGCACGTCAGGAACCTGGCGGGGCAGAAAACGGACAGCGGGAGTATTACCGCCTGGCAACCGATGGACGCCAAGGTGCTGTGCGACCAGCGAGGCACCGAGGGCCGCTTGTGGATCTACCCATCGAGCGGAACATTGACCGCTTACTGGTACGGCGTGGTGCTGTTCACCGAGTACGGCAGCGACGGCAGCACGACCAGCGCGGTAGGCGCGACGTTGAACTTCGTCAATGGTTCAGCCGGGACCGGTATGGCTCCGTACGGATTTTCATAATGGGCACACGAAAAATCAAACGACGGAGGCGGGTGTTTCGTGTCGTTTGTGACGCACTCGCCTATATAGATGAGGATGGCAACGAGTTCTTCCCGCGCGTGGGGCAGTGGGTAGAGTTCAAATGCAAAACGTCGGCCAACGATTACGCCAGAATGTTGGAGTTTGGGTCACTTGAGACCAGCAACGACTTGGAAGAACTTGCCGATGCCATTCCGCAAATGGTAGACCTCGTTGCCCGCAAACTCACCGCCTGGAACTGGACAGACCTGGACGCAGAACCGGACAGTGACGGAAATTTCCCGCCATTGCCCGCGATACAACGCGAGATATTGAATGATGATTCACCATCGTTCAAGAAAACGCGCGAGGTCATGGCGGAACTTGACCTTGAGACGGACCTGCTATACCTAATTGAAATGCTGATGGAGTCAACGGAAGCGCCAAAAAACGAATCAGGGCCGTCGTAGCGGCGGCCTATGACGAAGGTGCGCTACCGTGGGAGGCGATAGAGGCGGGACTGTGCGAGAGGTTGCATTGTTTGCCGTCAGAGCTAGATAAGGAGGATATTGGCAGAATCGTGCGCAACTTTGGGCTATTGGATTTATACCACGACCTACGCGCATTTCAGCGGGGCGATAAACTACCCGCCGCTTCGATGATACGCATAGGGAAGGCGTTACAAGATGCCTGATAAAGAACTAAACATCAAAGTATCAGCCAGCGATCAATCCGCGGCCGCGTTCAATAAGGCGAAGAGTGCCGCACTATCGTCAAATAGTGCCTTCTCGCGTTTGGGCGCATCTGCCCGCAAGATGGCCGCCAATATACTGAGCAGCAACACACGCCTCGGAACGGTTGCGCGTAGTATGGTGCGTGTCGGTGCGGCGGCGTCCAAGATGGGCAGCGCCGTAGCCGGGGCAGGTCGTGGATTTTCCAAACTGGGCAGCCTCGCCGGGCGACTCGGCGGCATCCTGCGCGGTGCGCTCACCGTCGGAATCGGCGCGGCTATCGGCGGTATATTCGGACTGCGCGCCGCGTTCGGTGCAATGCGCGAGGCGATGGAGGGCAGTGGCGGCGTAGGTGGAGCGCTTGCCGATGCCGGGGAACAGGCGCAAGGTGCCGCAAGTGACCTGTCAGACGCCGCCGATGCAGGAGAGGCCGCCGTCACGAAAATTCAAGGCGTGTTTGGCGCATTCGGGCGCGTTGGCGAGGGGTTCATACAACAGCAAGGCAAGATGGCCGAGGAAACCACCGGCGTAATGGACGCCGCCGTGTCATCTGCCCAAAGCGCATCCGACGCGATGGAGGATGCACAGGACAGCATCGGCGGGGCAACACAGGCAACCTCACGATTTGGACAGGCAACCGACAGAATTGCAAACGCATTCCAGCGCGCAAAGACGATCATCCTACAAGCCATCGCCAAAGCCATCACGCCGGCGCTCGAGAAATTCGCAGACCTGCTAGAGTCGCCGACGTTTCAAAAGTTCGTGGACTTGCTTGCCAAAGACTTGGCAGAGGCCGCTGAAAAAGTAGCAGATTGGTTCATCAACGATGTAATACCGGCACTAGAGGACTTTATGGAAAAGGTCAACGAGGCGGGGGGGCCAGTTGCGTATCTAAAAGAGAAATGGGAGGGACTGAAGAAAACAGTTTTGATGATAATTGCGATCATCCTAAGAAAGTTGTTGGATTGGTCAAATTCTATCAGAAAAAAATTTAGGGATACCATCGACTGGATAAAAGACAAGTGGAAAAAACTAAAAGATGGCGTGCAATGGTATTTTGAGGAATTGGGGAAGGCGGTTGAGGAAATCTTCTCAGGGATAGCCACCACTGTGACTGGCGCGTTGGATACGGCACTTAGGGCAATAGAACGGGCGCTCAATGCAGCCAGGATACCGATAAACAACTTTATCAGATTATTCAATGATGTCAGTGGCGCTATTGGTGGCCCTATCATTTCTATAATACCAGAGATTTCGTTGCCAACCCTTGCGGCCGGCGGTATCATCGATCGCCCCATGGCGGCTATCGTCGGCGATAACCCGGCGGGTGAGGCCATCACTCCGCTGGACAAATTGCCGGGCATCATCCGCGAGGCGTTGGGCGACCTGGCGGGCGCACGCATCACGGTGATGGTTCCTGCCGGGACAGCCAATCCGCAGGCGTTCGGGGCATCTGTTGGTGATTCGATGGTACGTCAGATGAGGGCGCAGGGGTTGAGGATGCCGGTATGATAGTTGCGAGGTTTGGGGGCAGTCCATCCAGTTGGGCGGCGGCGTATCAGTTTCCCACGACTTTGATGGAGGATAGCTGGAAAATTGTCCGCCGTCCACCGATACAACAAGTTGGCGGCGCTGGTGGCGTGTTTGACTATTTCTCTACAACCGCCGCGCCGCCGCAATATATAGTAGTTCAGAAGAAATTTGCATTGACCGCCGCATCGTCCAGCGCGCTAGATGACGCCAGGGACACGCTCGTTGCCGCTACGATAAAGCTAGGAAATGACAACTTGTGGTGGATGGACAGAGATACCAGCACCACATATTGGGCACACGCAAAGTGCACGTCATTTGATTGCAGCGAATCGTATCAGGAAAAGGGGCGGTGGCTCAAAAAGGTAGAACTCGAATTCATGTGCAACGAGGGATTGTGGTATGGCGGGAACATAAAAACATATACCGACACCGGCATATCTGGCAGCCCGTCGGCTCACACCGTAGGAACCAACGCCGGAAACTATCCGGCTATGGTGATCGCGGGCGTAACGGCGCGCGGGTCAACCGCCACGGGGACAACGAAGATTAATTGTCAACTGGCATCTCCGGGGACGATCTCTTGTGACCTAACGGCAACCATCGCGCAAGATTCTGGTTTCGGAGTAAACTCATTTACGTATTCGGCAACGAACGGTGCGGCCGACGCCTATGCTAATTTTGCAATGAGCGGACCTACCCGCCTGTGTTGGCTCTGGCTTGATCCTGGCAGCAACATTATGAACTTTACGATTAGCAGCACGACGTACGATGTCGGAGTGAGCTGGTACGATACCTACGTGGCGATATAACGAATGTCAATCAATAGCAGACAAATCCAATTCACCGCCGACGTGCTCACGTCGGCGGGCGTTGTAACCGGGGCAGGCCCGCTCTATAATATCATGTCAGTATCTGTCACAGAGGAAATTGACCGGATAGGGCAGGTCGAGGTCGTCGTGCCTGCCGTGGGCGACCGGGAGATTGCCCTCGTGGCAGCACAGAATCAAATCCAGGTACACGCCTGGGACGGATTCACATATTCCCAACTCGCCACCGGGTATATGCACAATATCGCGCTGACGTACGGCGATGACGGAATGCCGGTATATTCCATCACCGGCCCGGACTTGCTGTATGAGTTGGTAGAATTATCGACGGGCTACAACTGTTTGTACGATGATCGGGACGTGAAAACCGTCATCGTCGGCACGACCGCAACCGCGACGAGCCTGCTGGGCGGAACAGGATGGACACAGGGAAGCGTGGAGGACTTTGGCAATGCCACGATCGAGTACAGCGCAGAAACTAGGTTCTCTGCGTTGACGATGTTGTGCGAGCAACTTGGGCGTCACGTCCGACAGGGCAGTACGGAGCAGA